GGTACCGGCGGGCGCGGGGGACACCTCGTGATTGAACTTTTTTTTAGGTTTACACCGAGGTTTACAGAGTGGTTTACAATGCGCGCGCGTCCCAACGCGTGCTCGCTTAATGCGGCACGATTTCCCGTAAAAACCAGCGATCGAAGGCAAGAAAAATGGAGGGTCCGGCGAGGTGATTTATGCGCGACGAGACCGTCGATTTTTTCGAGACCGCTCACTGCGGAGATGCGCTGCCGACGCTCGTCGGCGCCGAGTTTCCGCGTGGCTTTGAAGTCCTCGCGGTCGTCCGCACGCAAGATCAAATCCGGATCCGCTGCCGCCGCCGCGGCGCCAGCATCACCGAGCTCCTCGAGGCGCGAGCCAAAGCTCGAATACTGGGATATCGATCGGCCGCAGCCGAACCCGCAAAACTCTAAGGTCCACCCGATCGACCAGGTCGACGCGCTCGCCTCGCTGATCCTCAAGGTCGGATTTTTGAAACCGATCGTCGTCGACGACGCCGGCATGGTGCTCGCCGGTCACGGCGCGCTCGCCGCGGCGAAGAAAGCCGGCCTCGAGCGCGTGCCGGTTTCGATCTGCTCGCACCTCACGCCGGCGGAGAAGCGCGCCTATGTGATCGCCGACAATCGGCTGCCTGAGCTCTCGATGTGGGACAAAACGAAAGTGAGCGAGGAGCTCGCCGCTCTCGATCTCGAGAAGTTCGATTTTACGATGACAGGTTTCTCCGATCGGGATCTCGAGCAGATGCTCGACGAGCTCGCCGGCCCTCCGCAGCTGCAACAACATCGAGGTAATCGCATGACGACAGAATTCAACAAATCGCCGCAGACGCCGGCGAGCAACGCATCGGTCGATCCGCCGAAGGCCTCCGCCGCGGCGCCGGCGGCAGCGGCCGCCACCGTCGACAGCGCGAGCGACGCGCGCACGGTCAACTCGACCGACGCCGGCGGCAACGTCATGCGCCACGCCTACCGCGTGCTCACCGAGGACGAGAAAAAGCTGATGGTCGAGGTCAAGGATCTCGGCCTGGCGCTGTGGAACAAGATCCACGCGATCGACGCCGCCGGCTCGCGCGAGCTCTCCGTCGCGAAAACCAAAGTCGAGGAGGCCGTGATGTGGGCGACCAAGCACCTCACCAAGTAAAGCCAGGGAGCGAGATCCGCGACGCGTGGGATCGATATCGATCCCTATGCGTGCCGGCCGGCGCCGGCGAGGTCCAGGTCCGCGAGTGTCGGTATGCGTTCTACGCCGGCGCACACGAGCTGCTCATGCGTCTGATGACGATCGAGGCAGGGCCGCCCAACGTCGCACCGACCGAGGAGCAACTCAACGCCGGCGCGCACTTCCTCGAGAGCGTGCGCCTCGAGCTGCAGGCCTTCGCGATCAACGTCGGCGCGCGACGGATCTGATGAGCGAGCTCGTCTCGATGCGGGAATATGCGCGACGGCGCAATGTCTCGGCGATGGCGGTCAGTAAAGCCGCCAAAGCCGGGCGCATCACGCTCGTCGATGGCAAGGTCGATGTCGCGACCGCGGATCGCGACTGGCCGGACAATACAAACCCCGGGCAACTGGCACACAGAGATGGGGCGCCGGCGGCCGCGGCGGAGCCAGGCGATAGCTATGTGCCACCCTCTGAGGGGGATCAGGACACCGAAAACGGCGCCGCGGATAGCGCCAAAAAAAACACGAGCGGAGCCGCTTACGGCCAGGCGCGCGCGATCCGCGAGGGCTACGCCGCTAGGCTCGCGAAAATCAACTATGAGAAGGAAGTCGGCGCGCTGGTCTCGGCCGAGGAGGTGCGCGTCGCTGCTTTCAAGCTCGCGCGCACCGCTCGAGATCAGCTGATGGCAATGGTCGACCAGCTCGCGCCGATCGTGGCGGCCGAGACGAATCCTTTCGAGGTGCACCGGCTAATCAGCGAGCATGTGCGCCGAATTAGCAATGACATCGCCAACGCAAAACCCGTTTGAGCTCGGCTGGTCGGAAGGGTTTAAAGCTGACGCGATTGTCTCGGTCTCGACGTGGGCGGATGAAAACATCGTGCTCTCGACCGTCGACTCGAGCGAGGCTGGCCCATTTCGCACCGCTCGCACTCCCTACGTGCGCGAGATCGTCGAGTGCCTGGCTCCGCAGCACCCGGCGACGCGCGTCGTGTTCATGGCGAGCGCGCAGGTCGGCAAAACCCGCACCGGCTTAAACTGGCTCGGCTACATCATCGATTGCGCGCCGGGCCCGACGCTGCTCGTGCAGCCGACCGTCGACACGGCGAAGCGTGTCAGCAAACAGCGCATCGCGCCGATGCTCGAGGGGACCGACTCCCTCCGGAGGAAAATAAAACCCTCGCGCGATCGCGATAGCGGCAACACGCAGCTCGAGAAGGAATTCCCCGGCGGGATCCTCATCATGGGCGGCGCCAATTCCGCCGCCGGCCTGCGCTCGATGCCCGTGCGCAATTTGTTCCTCGACGAGGTCGATGCGTATCCGCCGGATGTCGACGGCGAAGGCGATCCGGTTGCGCTCGCCGAGCAGCGCACCGGCACTTTCGGCAACCGCCGGAAAATCTACATCTCATCGACGCCGACGATCAAAGGGCTCTCGAGGATCGAGGCGGAGTACTTGGCGAGCGATCAGCGCAGGCATTTCCTGCCGTGCCCTCACTGCGGATTTTTCGATTACCTGCGATGGGAAAATATCCGATGGGATGAGGATCCGGACAAGGCGCAACTGCTCTGCAACGCGTGCGGCGTGCTGATCGAGGAGCGCTACAAAACGCAGATGCTCGAGCGCGGCGAGTGGCGGCCGACGGCGAAGCCGAACACGCGCGGCGTCGTCGGGTTTCATCTCAATGCGCTCTACGCGCCGCTCGGCTGGAAATCATGGGCGCAGCTCGCGAATGATTTCCTCGAGGCGAAAAAGGAGCCGCTCAAGCTCAAGACGTTTATCAACGCGGCGCTCGCCGAGACGTGGGAGGAGAAGGGCGACGAGTTCGATGCGGACGATCTGCAGAGCCGTCTCGAAAACTATGCGGCCGAAGTGCCGAACGGCGTCGGGCTCCTGGTCGGATCCGTCGACGTGCAGGGCGATCGCCTCGAGTGGCAATGCAAGGGCTATGGCGCCGGCGAGCAATCCTGGCTGATCGCGTTCGGCCAGGTCGACGGGGATCCGGCGAAGGATGCGACCTGGCTCGAGCTCGACAAAGAGCTCATCCGCACGTTTGACCATGAGAGCGGCCGCAAGCTCGCCATGCGCGCGATCGCGATCGACTCGGGCGGCCTGCACACCGACCAGGTCTACAAATTCTGCAAAGCTCGCGAGGCGCGCCGCGTCGCCGGCCAGTCGCAAAAGGTATGGGCGATCAAAGGCGTCGGCGGCGCCGGCCGCGAGATCTTGGGCCGCCCGAGCTCGGCGAATCGCTACAAGTGCAAGCTCTGGCCGATCGGCGTCGACACGGCGAAGGACACGATCTTTTCGCGCATGCATATCGAGCAGCCCGGCGGCGGCTATCTGCACCTGCCGGCGTGGCTCGATCGGGAGTACTTGGAGCAGCTGACGAGTGAGAAGGCGGTCAAGCGCTACAAAAAAGGCGTCGGCACCGTGCGCGAGTATGTGAAAACCCGCGATCGCAATGAGGCGCTCGACCTTGAGGTGTACAGCCTGGCCGCGCTCTATACGCTCGGCCGCGAGACCGTGAAGCGCCTCGCGATCTACGCGCAGGACCTCCTCGCACCCTTCACGCCGCCGCCGGCCGGCGCCGCTCCGCCGGCGGTCGAGAGCGCGCCAACGCCGCCGCCGCCGAAGCCTGCCAAGCCGCGCAGTTTCATGCACGGCTACGGCGGGAAGGGCTTCATCAAAGGCTGGAAATAATCCAATACCAACAGCGGGCGCGGGCAAACAATTGATTTAGTTCGCGTTTTGAGGTTTTACCTCTTGTTTTCCTACACTCGATGTAGGAGTTTCGCGTCCCAAGATGACATCACTCGCCGAGCCGCGGATACAAACCTCCTGGCCGACGTTCCTCACCGCGGGCACGACGTGCAAAGTCGACCGCACCTTTCCCCGCTACAACAACACGCAATGGGCGCTCTCGCTCTACATCGTGGGCCAGGTCACGGGGAACATTGCAGGGACGCCGGAGATCACGCCGGATCCCAACTCGCAAATTTTCCATGTCGTGCTATCGCCGACCGATACCGCGGCTCTGAACCCCTCCGGCGGGCAGTCCCTCGCCTACACGCTCGTCGAGCGGCTCACCTCGATCGGCGCGAGCCCCGAGGAGATCTACAACGTCGGGACCTATCGAATCATGGTCTCGCCGGACGCCGCGACCGCGCAGCCGGGCGATTTTGTCTCTCCGGAGGAGACGCAGCTCAAGCAGCTGCAGGCGACGCTCACCGCGCGGCTCATGGGCAACGCCGTCGAGAGCTACTCGATCGCCGGCCGATCCGTCACCAAGATTTCGACGAAGGAGCTCCGCGACATGATCGGAGGCTTGAAGTGGATCGTCTACCGCCAGCGCAACCCCGGCCGCGTCGGCGCGCCTGGCACGTTCTCTTTCCCGCCTGATCGAGGCACGGCGCCGTATCCCTGGCCGCGCTGGATCGTCGACCGATGATCGTGCGCACAGTCCCAAAGCCGAACCTCGTGCAGCGCGCGATGTTCGCCGTCTCGAAAGGTATCGCTCGAGCAGCTGCTCGCTTAGGCGGCACGCGCTCCGTGTTCAAGGGCGCGGAGATGTCGCGGCTCTGGTCCGACTGGGTCGCCTCGCCGATCTCGGCCGATCAGGAGATCTATAACGATTTCCTGCGCCTGCGATCGCGCGCTCGAGAGATGCGGCGCAATCATCCGATCATCCGCAAATATTTGAAGCTGCTCGCGAACAACGTCGTGGGCCCGAACGGTTTCAAATTGCGCGCGCGCGTCAAAAACAACGACGGCCAGCTCGCCAAGCCGATCAACAAAAAGATCGAGGCGGCCTGGTTCGAGTTTTGCAAGGACGTGAGCGTCGACGGCAAACACACGATGACCTCGCTCTGCCAGTTCCTCATGAAGGCGCTCGGCACCGATGGCGAGTTTCTCGTGCGCAAGATCCGCAATTTCAAAGCGAACAAATTTAGGTGGGCGCTGCAGACGATCGACCCGGATCTGCTCGATCACCTATTCATGCGCGCGCCTCAAGGCGGCGAGAATGAGATCCGCCTCGGGATCGAGATCGATCTGTACGGTCGCCCGGTCGCCTACTGGTTTT